ATAGTGCTACCCGACCAGCGTGCGTTTAGCGACGCGACGGAATCGCGGCCTGAATCGGTAAGACCCATAGCCGGACGGTTGAGAAATTCGAGGAATCCCATTACCTAAACACTACATCTTGTGGTATAAGTTCGTCAAGACCACAACATATAGTGTTTCGGCGTGTCGTTATTGGCAGGAATCACATTGGAGCAAGTCCATAGGGTCGATAGGTACTTGAATGCCGTTAATAGTCTCGTTTTCCATAGACTTACTAGATTATCAGAGCGCTCTGGCCTGAAGATATTACGCGCCGATGAATAGCTGAATGCCAGGCGATTTAGGTGTCAGTTCGGACGCCGCGTGGACAGCGATGGCCGTAGCCATGACAGCGTCGATCTCTACACTCGAATCGACTCGAGATATGCGGAAGTTTTCGCCTACGTTCTTCCGGACCGTTCTCGGTATCTGGTAGGTCATTACTGGGTCGCCAGCGTGTCTAAGCGTCTCGTGTTTGAGACGGTTATACAACATTGAAGAAGCGCGGATGACGTCGTTCTGGTGGTAGACGTGTACGCGGAATCCTCGAATCTCTAATTCTTTGGCAAGGTCTTTTAGATATAGACCGTCCATTACGAATCCGGCGGGAGAGTGCTTCATAAGCTGTTGGCAGATAGAGATTAGCCTGGAGATAGTCGGCCTGGCGAATGCGGCCACGATCTCAGTATGAACGACATCGTCGATTAGGACTGCGGCCGCGATAGTCGCCCATTCTCCGTCTCGAGTCTTATCGATACAGAAGAAGGGGTTGCCGGTCGGGAAGCTCTCTTCTCGGGGTCGCTCGCACGACCACCACAACGACAGCGGGATGAATGTGTTGTCGTTCGAGTGTACGAATCGGTTTAGTCGATAACGGATGATGTCTTCGTCTGGTAGGGAGCGGACATCATCGAGCATAATTTGAGGGTCGATTCGACCGGACTCGAGTGCTGGATTCGCTTGCTTGAGAAGACGAAGAAGGTGCTCGTCGTCAGCTGGGACGATTGACTCTTCCGCTTCCCATATCCACGCGCCGAACCTCGACGACTCCCCAGCGATGGCATTTTCCGCGTTCTCGTAAAGTCGCTTTAGGAGCGCGGAATTCTGATCGCCCGCTGTGGTAATGCCGATGACGATACTGTCGCTGCGCGATCCTTGTCCGCTGATTAAAGCTGTCCAGGAAGAATCGTCTACTAGGTGGACTTCGTCGACTACTGCCACGCTGATTGGAATACCTTGAAGCGTTGACGCTTTGGCCGCTTTAATCTCATATCTTGAGCCATGAGTCGTTCGGATTCCTCGAGTATCCGTGAGCTTAGTCATTAATTGTTTCAGGCCAGGCGTGCCGTTAATAATTACCTGGATACGTTCGTAAAGGATTCGAGCCTGATCGACCTGGGAAGCGATGCCGATATTAATCTGATTCTCTTTGCGTAAAAGAGACCAGCATCCGAGAAGGGAGACAAGCTCTGTTTTACCTGACTGACGTGCGACGCTGACCAGGCACGCTCTCCAGCGAAGCGTCCCATCTTCCTGGAGCTCGGTTATGCGCCGGACTAGTTCTATCTGCCAGTCGTCCAGCCAGTACCCCATCGACCCGCGCCAGGCTACCTCGAGCAAGGGAAGGTAACGGTCAATGTCGGCCGTGAAGTCTTCCCGCAGCGGCGGAGTGAATCGGGTGGGTGCGAACATTACCGGCGGAGCAATTCCTCGAACGGATTAACCGGACCATCGACAGAAGGCCGTTCCTTGAGAAGCGACCGATGAAGAAGACCGAATTGATTAATAAGCGCAGCTGTAACTTCACGATCTAATTCATACGCGAGCGCCTGGAGTGCTTTGACCGATGGGCCATGCGAATCATCGAGCCAGTCCGCCGTCTTCAAGAATGAATCGACCGTCTCAGAGAATGTTGCTGGTCGACGTGTGCCTTCGGTATCCATGTGTCTGTCCTTTGTTTCAGTTGGTCGGGAATTGATTCTGAATGTTTCAAGTTTCGGGGGTAAAAATGCCTGTTAGGGGGCGGATTGTGGACAACGGGAAGAAAAAACAATTTGACTAAATTCTGAGAGACCCCTACCCCCTATCGTTTTTTCTTACTGTAGAGATACCCCCCACCCTGGTTTAACAAACGCTCGACGATGTGGTGCTACGTTCGTTCCCTTCTTTGAGTTACATGACCGGCATAGGGTCTGAAGGTTTGATGGGGTATTGTTTGCCACGCCCGTCATCGCTTTGGGGATGATGTGGTCTATGGTGGCGTCCGCTCCGTCTACTGGATTGAGACATCCCATACATGTGTAGCCGTCGCGTTCAAGTATGAGTGGCCTGAGTTTCTTACGCCATGCTTCGGTTTGTAGATCGCTGCGCTTGCTTGCCATTAGACGATTGCCATTCTCTCGAATTGTCCTTCAGGTTTAGTGATGAAGGTAAGCACACCTCGTCTCCCGACTGCTCCTGCTTTGTGCTTGTACCAGGTGGACTCTTGCTCGAGCGCTGGTGTGGTGATGATTAGACGGTCGCGTCTGCTGCTTATCTGGAATTCGTGCTCGTGGCCGTGTATCAGGATGTGACCTGCTCCTGCTGGATGGTTATTGAATGTCTGCTTCTCCCACCATTCCATCGCTTTACCTCGACTCCATTGGTGGCCGTGGATTAGCACGAAGTTAGTGCCGTTTACTTCTAGGACAAGGTGGTCTTCGTCTTTGCCTGGGACGTAGATCTGAACATGTCCGTATCGTGACGGATTGAGTGCGAGCGCTTCGCTAACTGCGATTGCTGATTCAGTAGCGTGGCCGTCGCTTGCGTCAGTAGCTTGGAAGCGTTGAATGTCATCATGGTTGCCGTTGACAATACCCACGACCAGACGCGGTGCTTCAATGAATGTGTCAATGGTCCGTAAGAGCATCCGCCGAAACACTCGTAGTTGTTCTGAGATAGTGAGATCAGAGCGGAAGAAGTTTCGTCCGCCTTGAGATTGATTCCCTTCAATGTGATCACCGAGTCCGGCGATGAGAACGCTTGGCCGTCCACCGGCCAGCCATGCTGTTCGAGCTGTTTCCAGGCTCTTGGTCCAGCGTGTGACGATTCCTTCTGTTCCATCTGCGTCTACCTTCCCTAGTTGACTGTCTCCCATAGCGAAGACGAATAGGTCGTCTGTTTTCTGTTGTTGTTGTTTGGCTGGTTTTTTATTGACCAGTTTTATTAGGTCGTTGATTTTGCTTTGACGGTCGATTGCTTTACTAATTTTGAACGTGTATGACCATGAGCCTCTAGTGACTGCTGGTGTTTTTTTACCGTCTTCATCTTTGGCTATGTCTCTGGTCCATGCGTTCGGATTGAATTTAGCGGTGAGCATCGTGGCCACATAGCCTTCGGGGATGATTCCGCCGCGTTCGGTAATGAAGTCGTGTAGTTGTTCGTGTGCTAGTTCTGTATCGGTTACAGCGGTTACGACGGATTCTTCTCCGGTTGCGTTCCATTCTTGTGTGAATACCGCAGCGCCCCGAGTGTCAGGAGCACGCGGGGGCTGCGGGGTATTCAACAGTTCGTTAAGCATCAGGGTCGAGTTGGTCCTGGATTATCTGTGGATCGTAGTTTTCTTCGTTGGGTAGTGGTGCTCGTTCGATTCCGAGCAATTTACAGATGACTTCAATCTGTTTTGTGATTGCTTCTATCATTCTGTCTGTTTGCGCGTCAGCCATTGTTTTTCCTTTCGCAGCTTAGGCATTCTCCGCGTCGATGTGCCCGAATGGATGATTCTTGATTCGGGCATCCGATTGAGCGGACTGTTCGCCAGATGTGTCTGGTTGGTATCTGTTCGTTGTCCATCGCCTTCCAGAAGGCGTTTCTATCGTCTTCGGATAACATGATTAGCCAGGCGTTTAACCGGCATTGTTTTCCGGTTATCGGTGGAACATCGTTGAAGAGTTCTTCGAGTGTGCTCATTGAGCGGCCTTGACTGAGATGACGATGATGATGGCGATGACTGCCCAGATGGTTGCGCCGGTCATTACGATTACTCCTCGTTGTTGCCAGAGTCGTCGCTGGTACATTCGCATTTTGTACGATTTAGACATTAGAAGGGTGCTCCCTGGGATGGGGCTTCCCATTGAGTTGCCTCGACTGGTTTGCCTTCTTTGATTACCTTGATCGTTGCGTCTCCGACTGTTCGTGCGACGTAAGGCGCACCTGTCTGAGTGAGCAGAATCTCTTTGGTCTCGTAGTGTTTTGCTATTTCGACGCGCAGCTCACCGGTTACTTCGACGATTGCGTTCTCTGCTGGCTGATCTCCCCAGATGGTCCAAGGGGTTTCCCATGATTGGTCGGTGCTGGTGATGATGCGTTCTGATAGTACGAATCCTTTAGTGCCTAGTAGTTTGGATACTCGTCCTTCGACTTTAACAAGTGCCATGAGCTGATTCCTTTCTTGTTGTTTTTTTTGATTCGGGCTTTTACTGCTTTGCGGACAGCTGCTTTGTGTTTGTGTGTTGGCCATTCGTTTCTGCTGACCTGGATTATTTTTACGGTTCTCATATTCATCGGTTTTCCCCGTACTTACGACCGTAGTAGATTATCTGGTCGTAGTTGTGGCCGCCTATCGATCCGGTGGCCAGTAGCCATTCTGCTAAGTGTCCGAATCCTGTTATGTGGCCTCGGATGTATCGGTCGAGCAGATGGTCTGCGTCGATGTCGTCGATGGCGTTTACTTTTTTCAGCTGGAGTAGAAGGTGCTTGTATGCGCCGATTAGTTTGGCTGGTTTTTCGGTGGTGATCATGTGGCTAGTTTTCCTTTCTCGTATGCTTCGCGTTCAGCATAGCATTTAGCGCATTGGTAATCGTAGTGTGTTGTGTGTTGTTTACATTCTGGCGTGTCGTCGGCATCAGCCTGGACGATCGCGCCATTCTCGTTACTTTTAGTTATCTGTTGCGAGACGGTCGCGCCCTGGCCAGAGGCCGGCGCACCGTCGAGCTGATATTTTCTTATTTGTTCATTATCTATTCGGGGGACATGGGTGTCCGCCCCTGGGTGTCTCATATGTCCGCCCTTGGTGTCGTAAATGTCCGCCCTAGACCGGACGTGGGTGTCCGCCCCACCTCGGACATGGGTGTCCGCCCCTGGCT